GCTGATTTTTAGGGAATTGAACTCCCCACATCTCTACCGCGTGACTAAGAGCAGAATGAATATTTGTAAAGTATTTCCCACTCGGAGCATATGATTTAACTTTCTCTCTTTTATATCTTGGAGGAAGTTTCTTAACTCCTGCAAAAAAAGATTTCTGTCCACTTTTTTGTATCGCTGGACCAACAACGACAAAATAATCTGAGTTTGTCGTATAATCGTGTCCCTCCCATCTATGATAAGAACCAGAACCAATCTCTTTATCAAAACGCTTTTTAAGAGGAGCAGATCTTTCGTGATACGTCTCGTCCCACCTGATACCTCTGTCCCTAATCCTTTTCCTACTAGCAAATTTTAAAAGATTAAATGTTTTCATAAAAATAGTTTATGTTCCGATTAAGTACATATGTCCCAGATTGTTATCTAACTCCACTTTTTTATATATAAGTTTAGTAGGGTCACCTTCCGAGATTTCATTAGCCACTTTAATCATTTCACCATCTTCCGCACTTTTCCTTTGTTTAATCGAATCTTTAATATTTTTTATTACAACATCTCGTACCGCATCAATGCGTTCTTCTATAGCCTCCTCATTAAATCTTAAGATTCTCCAACCAATGTTAGATAACTTTTGATCTCTCTGTATGTCATGAGCTTTTGAATCCGCTTGATCGTGCCAGATATTTCCATCTGCCTCTAAACCCATGCCTATACTAGGGATAGCGAAATCTATAACATATGGTTGCTGCTCTCCAGCAATTGCTACTTTGTATTGTGCAAACATTTTATATTCAGGAGGTAAACCTAAATTCATAAGCATCTTGTGCATTCTACCTTCTAGCTTTGTAAGCTTAAGCATAGGCTGTGGTTCTGGTGGTGCTTGTTCTTGAGGTCCATTTCCTTTGCCTCTCTTTTCAACCTTTAATGGAGGATTCATGCCACCAGCCGCTGCTCCCATAGGTGCTGCCGCTCCTCCCATTCCACCTGGCATACCACCTGGGACTCCTCCTCCCATATCTCCACCTGGCATACCTCCGGGCATTCCTCCACCCATGTCCATACCTCCAGGCATCCCACCTCCCATATCCATACCACCTGGCATCCCTCCACCCATATCGCCACCAGGCATTCCTCCACCCATCTGACCACCCGGTCCAACATTAATAGCCTCTTCCCTTATCCTCTCAATCTCTTGGTCATAATCCATATCAAACTCTTCTAACAAAGTCTGAGATGAAATCAACCCCTTATCATGAAGCTGTACAAGCATCTGCTTCTGACTAGAAGTATCTCTAAGCTGTAAATCATTCCATTTTACAGTTGGATAAAGATAGACCGTTTCCCCAATTTCTTTACTTTCTTCCTCATCAATAAATCCTTGCATCATTGCAATAGGGAGAAAAATATGCTGTTCAATCCATTCAGCTAAACCCGCACGCCAACTTTCAAGCCTCCTAATCATTACTTCTACACCAACCTGGGCACTGCTGTAGGAACCAGCTTCCCCGTTAAGTAACGCCTGATTTAACATAAATCCATCAAGAAGCTCTTTTCCAATTTGCTCTATTTCATTATTAATATTGTGAATCTTGCCAGTACTTCCGTGCCATTCATAGTCAAATGCATGGTGAGTAACCAACGTTAAATTAGGATCATTTGCAACAGCAGAAAGCTGATTAGAAACGTCAGATATGTCTTGTGGACCAGCCGGTCTGTCCTTATCTCCTATTTTTACAACTCTAACAGGAAGAATAAGTCTTTCAGCTACAATCCAATTGGCTGTCATTAGTTTAGTTTTATAAGCAAGGACTGTAAACGCCCTTCTAAGCAACGGATTTCCATATGCCCCATATGGACTCGGATTGTGTTTAATGTGGCTCACAGACCTATTAGAGAGGGGTATGGGAGCACCAGTAGAGACTAACTCAATCAATCTCTTAGGCAAATTGTCATAAATTTGTTTTGGTCTCTTTCTTTGGACAATCATTCTTAATTCTTCATCTGGAACCAAAGCAATTACTGGCTCAGATACCAATGGATTCATCTGAACTTCAATCCAATCAGGATTAAGTATAACGATCCTACTTATAGATCCGCCAGAGTGATTGCATGAGGTCCCATTAGGAAGCGTTCCACTTCCTCCACAAATTTTACATTCTACTTCAACCCAAGGAAAAACGTCACCAATAAGAAAGTTCTCATGACTTATAAGTTTTGACCAATGATTGATCCTAAGCCTTCTAGTCTGACGTTCATAATATTTTAGAACTTTTTTGTTTTTACACTCAAGAGTGAAACCATTAACTGGAAATGTCGCGTAAAAATCTACGGCAGCAGCGACCTTACATTCATTGTCATAGTAAAATCGACATTGATGAACGGCAATACCATTAGCAGTTACTGTATATGAACCAGGAACCCTTATGTCATATACGTCACCTTCATAATCAAATGATTCATTAGAAGTAACTGGAGATACAACAAAATTCTTCCAGAAAAATCTTCTATTATCATTTCTTTTTTTTATATTAATATCAGAAAGTTTGCCAGGTACGTATTCTGCAATCTTAGGTAAATCAGAAGAAGAAATATTTAAAATATATCTATGAGTATTTTTAGTTTTAAAAGTCTTTTTAGATCTACTAATAGGTTGCTTGTTTAATCTAGCAAGTATTCCGCATCTAAAACACATAAGCATTAACTGATTCCCCAAATGACGAGAATAAGTTGTAATCTCAACACATGAGTTCTGTTTGTTGTAAGTTCCGTCAGATTGAATGTATGCTCCTATAACATCAAGCTGTAGTTTAGGATCTAGTAGCGTTACTTGATCTGTGAACTTCTTCTCTGCTCCTTTACCTTTTACCAACTGAAAAGCAAAATCAAGGATGTTTTTTTTAGAACTTCTTACTTCTTGTATTGTTGACACATTTACAAGATTATCATTTCCTCCCATTGATTTGTGAACTTTACTGATAGTCGGGAACACAAACGGTTTTTCATCATCCCCCATACATATTCTAACAGATCTTCTTTCTTCAGAAACACATCCGTCTGAAGCTAAATGACCTGCATATCTAGCTTTATCTTCATTATCAATAACGCTAGGGATTATATCTGTATTAAATGGAACAAGAATATGATCACCTTTTTCGATATCTCTAGCTTTAATTTTTGATATTTTATATTCTTTATCTATACATTCTTTGCATTTAAATCTTTCACACGTAGGAGCAATATGATCAACTACGCATTTTTTCTTATTCCATTTACTTTTATGACATTGAATATCTTCTCTTTTTATAACAATACAATCATGATCATTTGTTAAAACTAGAGGTTCTGCTACTCCAAGAGCTTTAATTTTATTAGCTTTTTTCTTTACTTTATGTTTTGAGGCTCTATCGGGAAGAGATATATTACCATATCCGTCTTGAATAATAGGTGCGTCTTCGCTATCTATAGACTTAATACACGAAGAAGTACTATAGTCTGATTTAGCTTCTATATTTGCAAAAACTTCTTCGTATATCATGTTAATTGGCTTCAAAGAACCGTCATAAAGTGTTATATCACAAGGAGATATGAACGACCACTGATAAACTTCTCTGCGTCGTGATGCGATTTGCCAGTTCTGCGGCGTGTGAAGTGGGCTAAAGAACATAGGTTGTGTCCAGATGACTGAGGCTCCTGACCCTGCCATTTGGGCGCATTTTGTTATAGGCATGTTAGCTGTAAGGCTACTTGCTAGTCCGCTTTTATTTCGATAGTCATTTCCGTTTCCGGTTTTATAGCCTGTGGTTGAGGCGATCAGGGCTTTTTTCCCTTGATTATCTTTTTTTAGTAATGAAAGTTTTGTAATAGGCATAAGTTCTCCAAATTAGCTTAACCATCAATGGCTAAGTCTGTACACGATTTTTCTACTTCTTTATCGTCGTAATTCTTGCCATCACTGTACATAACTTCGTCTTTACACATTTTGAATTCATCAGATTTGTAGTCGCCAAGTCTTTCTTTTTTCTTTTTTTTCTTTTTTGGTTTTTCTTTTTTTTCGTCAAGTTGGGCTTTTTTGGTATTTGCTGCCCGAGCGAGTGGAGCATTTTTTTGTATAAAGATACCTTCATCTTTGTACGGGTTAAATTGTTTTCCAGGTTTAGCTGGTTGTCTTGGAGTTACTCCCCCTATTTCCATATGTGTCGTATCTGCTTTACAGTTAGGACAGACGGAAGGCAGTGGGAAGGAGAGATTAGATCCGCACATTTGACATGTAGCTTTTGGTTTTGTTGGCGCAGGACCATCTATATAAGACGATCCAGGGGGTTTTCTAGGTTCTTTGAGTTGAGCTTCAGTTAGCTTTTTTTTTTTAGATGAAGGT